CTATGACAGAAAAAATGTCCGGTGATATAGCACCACATGCTGCAAATGTATTAAAGTATTTGTGGAGATGTGAATATAAGAATGGTCTTCAAGACGTTGATAAAGCAATATGGTATTTAAATAGATTAAAAAGCAGGTGGTTAGAAAGAGATGACATCAAAGAGAATCCCGTGGAAAAATTTAGAACAAGAAGCTAGAAATTTTCGTAGACTAAGATTAGTAAAACCTACTAAAAAAGCAAAACCCTTAACAACTAGACGTTATCTTGCAGGACAAGCAATGTCAGGTCTAATTGCTAAGGGTAAAACAAATAAAGTAGAAGTAGCTAAAGAAGCTTATGAGTGGGCAGATAGTTTATTAGATGAAGAATACTAGTTCATATTAAATTCGTTGTAGAATATTTCATCATAAATATCTACAAGAGATTGTATCTTTAATAAGATACCTAGTGAATCTTTTTTATCTAGTACATCATCAAGTTTATCTACACCATCTATATTAAGAAAGTCTATAACATTTTGGACTTCCTTTTTATTTTTGTTAGATAATAGTCTTATAAGACTAATAGATTTAGGCATACCATCATCTACTACTTTTAATACATCTTGTTTAACAGCTTCAGATATTTCCTTAATTACAAATTCTTTATTCTTCTGATCCATTTTAAAGTAGTTAGGGTATTTTTTTAATGCTTCTACTGCTCTAGATTCAAAAAAAGGTTGTGCAATAGAGTTCATTTTATTTTGTACACTATTAGGAGCATCCACTTTATATATGTCCCAATACTTCATACCTGCAGCATTCGCTATCTGTTCCATTATATTAGGTTCTTCTAAAGTTCTAATACCTAAAATTAATTTTCCAATATCAATGTTAAAGTATTTACCTCTGAATGGTGTTGCTTTTTTAGGTAAATCTTTTGATAAACTATCTTTAAAAAATAAAGTTGGAATATTATCAACATATTTAATTATTTCATTTTGTAATTTAGCACCCTCTCTTAGATTGGGGTTTAAGTTTTGATCTGTAACTATACCTGCAATTACATTAACAGGTTCAAGATGTCTAGTAAAACCTTGAGCAACTGTTGAATATGCACCTGCTAAAACATCTAAAAGTGGTTTGGGATTACCTTGAGTTAATTCTCTAGCAAAATACAATAAAGACTGACTTGCATAATCTAAGTCTCTTACTGCTTGACCACCCAACTGTAAAGCTAGTTCATCAAAAAGATCTTGAGGTACATTCTGTAACCTAAAATCTTTTATATGATTACTATCACCCATGCCATGAGCAACCATTTGAGACATTAATCTTATAGTAGATATAGGCCAATCATAAGTTCTATCCTCTATAGATCCATCATCTTTTCTGTCTGCATTAAACCCTAAGCCCTGTGATATTCTATCTTTAGCTGCAGGTATTCCTAATGCTATGGCACTTAGACCAACAACAGCTTTACCCATAGACTCGGTTACAGTGGAATCAGCTAAGTCTGCAGTCTGACCAGTTATCTCTCTATGCATTGTTCTTAACATATTTAATCCAGTATAGTCAGCCATAGTTGCAATAGTAGTATTTAAAAAACTTCCGAAAGGAACAACAAAACCCAAGCTACCTTGAAATACATTATCAGCTGTGTTAGTTAAATTTTCTATACCTGCTGCCATAGCTCTGAAACCTTTTTTAGTTGGCAGAGTTGACCAGTTTACTGAGGCTGTCTCTCTTAGAGTTCTAAATACTGCTCTATCTAAAACCTCTTCTTTAAATTTACTACTAGCCATTTCAATACCTACATCAGGTCTGGCAAAAAACTCTGCAGGAGTTACACCATATACACTCATTATTCTTTGATTTAAATTAGTACCAAATGACCAACGCTTAGTTAGATCATCTTGTAATCTAACTAAAGTTACTGTTTGAACACCTTTAGTATAAGCATCTACTACTTTACCTGTGATGCTAGTAATAATATCACCTTTGTCTAAATTAAAATGTTCAAATGATTCTCTTACACCACCATCTCCAGTTACGTCTCTAAATAATCTTTCTTTTACTTTAGGGTCTAGATCAAATATCATCTCTGCATATTCTATAGGTAGGTCTGGAGATACTACATCAAAACCTCTTCTAATAGAACCAAATATATTACCATAACCTTGATTAAAATATTGTTCAGCTGATTTAAAATCATTTAAACCATACTTATAAAATGCACCCTGTGAATAGTTTAATGCACCTGTAACTATATCAGCAATATTATTAATACTAACCATTGCTGTAAAACCTTTTAAGTTTGCACCTGTTGTAGATAAGTGTGATGTCAAAAGTCTTTTATAAGTAGATAAGAAAAAATCTCTTCTTTTTGGAGAGTCTTCTTTATCTATAATACCTGCTGCCATATCAATAGCGTCTTTAATACTTAAACCTGCTTTCTGTAATCTTCCTAATTCAGATGGAAGCCACAAAGCCTCACCTGCTTTAGATACAGAGTCGGCAAATGTTAAGCCCAACGCTGATGCAGTTACATCATCTCTATTAGTAATTACTTTTAATACAGCTCTACCATTTTCATCTATTACAACATCACCAGTATTACTATCTCTTAATACATCTGCAAATTCTATTTTATATCCAGTTTTATCTTCAAACTGTTTAACAATTTCTTTAGCCTTACCTTTAGGTAAAAATTCTGTAATAGCATTAGCATAAACACCAGTTATAGTTCCATATTTTTCTATCATTGCAGGGTGGGCTACAAAACCTGCCTCTTGTAATGCTTGAAAAAATCCTTTAGTTCCGTTTTCAGGATCTCCTAACCAGAAGTATTGATAAAATGCATTAAGAGCTTCTGAATCACTCAACCTACCAATTTTAATATTTTTCTTTTTTGCTTTTTGTTTTATTTCAGGCCATAATAAAAAGTTTTTAGTATCCCCTTTTATTAAACCAAAATTTTCATCAACAGATTTAATAATAATATCTCTATTTTCAGATACAGAATCTTTAAGTATTTTTTCAGCTTGTTGTGCATTTAATTTTGCAAAGTTTTCTTCAAATGTTTTATAAGATAAGAATGTATTTTTAAGTGGGCCTCTTCTTAATTCTTTAACACTTGCACCTAGTGAAGCTAGTGCTGGTATTATTACCATAGCACCTGCAAAAGTTAAAGCAGTCTGAGCTGCATCGTATTCGTCTTGAACACCAACATTTATTAGTTGCATCTGATAACCAACATCTGCTCCTGCACCTATTGTAGCATCAACAAATGCCATAGGTAATGCTTTAAGAGTAGTTGTACCAATTTGTTTTAAAGCAAACTTTTTAGTAGCACCATTTTTAACTGCCTCTTTATAAGCAGATAACATTAATTTTCTTGCAGTTTGAGCTGTAGCTTTAGTTGCACCAAAAGATATGAGTTTTCCAAAACCTAATCCTAATAACGTGCTAGGATCATACACAGCTGCTTTTGTATAATCCCATATAGCATCTCCCATCTCAGAAAGAGTTCCATCTCCAACTATAGCATTAGTCATACCATCATCAAATAATTTATATGCTGCACCTAGTTGTATTTTAATATCATTAGGAGCATTCATACCATAAGCCAACTCATTACCAGTTGTTACTGTTTGACCACCTGAAAAAGATCTCATCCAGTTTTGCCAAATTTCAAATACTTTTTCATCAGACATACTTCTATAGTCTCTACCACTAAACCCACCAAAGTCTCCCCCTGATAAACCTACAGCAGTTCTTCTTGCTTTAGTTAGTACACCACCGGGCATGTATCTAGCTTCTAAACTAGATCTTACTATATCCATTAACCTTGGATCAGCAAGAATTTTTTCTTTAGTTAATTTATACTTACCTCCATACTCTTCAAAGATTTTATCTAAGTCAACGTATGTTTGTTTATCAATTCCAACAGGAACTTCTACAGGCATTTCTTGAGGCACAACATTATCATTAATGCTATAACCATTATTATTACCAATATTTTCAGATATGCTATAACCTGAACCTGTGTTTAAATTTTCTGAAATACTATAAGGCATTATTTTGTTATATAATCTTGTAATAATATATCATTTGTATATGGATTAAATAAAATAAATTCATCACCAATTCTTAAAATTCTTCTTTGTATTAAATAATTCAAAAATGCTTTTTCATCTTGACCCGGTTGTAAATTTGCAGGCACTCTAACTGGAGGAGCATCCTCAGATAAACTAATTAATTCTTGTATAGG